TCCCTGCCTTGCTGTAAGCACGTGACATGAGAATATCTTCTTCTCGTGCTGTCATCGCCTTAATAGATAAAGAATCTTTGCCATGCAGAGATGATCCGACAGGATAGACAATCCCTGCAGATGGAAGTGGTGCTAACTCAACTGGAACTTCCCATCCCAAGTCTTTCATCACATCTTGACGCTGAATTCCCTCTGGGATGCCTGCGCTCTTTTGTCCCTGCCCGTCTGCTTTGAAGATATCGTTCTTGCGTGCCAAGTTAAAAACTCCCAACTAACATCATATTTGGTGGGGAGAATTGTTAAATAGACACTTAAAATTCAAAATTCATAGATTAAAATTGAGTGATGGATGCTCATCATTGTGGCATCTCTGGCAAAGAACTTCGGCAGGTGGTACGTGCTCAACGTGCCAATCGATCACCCGCTCGACCCATGCTGCCTGCTCTTCCCAGGTGATCGCTTCTGTATCCGGAGCGCAAATCTGGATGATCTCGGACATTCGTATCTCACTATGATGAACATGGAGTGATTCAGACAAGTCGCATCGTTCGCATCTGAATCCTGACCGCTGTAGAGCAGGAAGTTTCCAAAGCTTATAGAGACGAGTGCTGCCATGACAAAGTGAACCAATCGTTGATGTGCCCCCTTTCCATTGAGAATGTAATGATCCCCTGAGGGGTATTAAATTACCTTCTTTCCACTGATTCTTCATTCGTTGAGATGACATTTCTCTGAACTCAGCCGATCTATAGGCTCTTTCACAGATTGCTGCAAAATCTGCATCATTTTCGCTGTTTTTTCCACGATTCCAGGGATCGCGAGACCAACGACCCTCTCTACGACGTGTTTCAAGGCTCTTCTCAAGCGCGCTTTTGTTATTTCCCCAGTTATTTTTAACTCGTGCTGAATGACCACGGATATAAACGGAAAATCCTTTCTGGAGAGTCATAAACTTAGTTGATCCTCCACAACCACACGCGCATGTCGGTTCTTTGCCGCCAGGAATAAACAGGCTCATATAGAGACTGCGCGCATCAATTCTGTGTCGCTTCTGGCAGTGGACGCGCAGTGAATCGAGATTATCAGATGTGTAGTCGTTGCAAGACGGGCATTTAAAAGAAATCTGGTCCATGATAGTAAGTATATCACGAACCAGATGACTTATTAATTCGATAAAATTATTTTATCGAATAATCATGTCAAAATTGTAAGGCACAATTATCAAACCGCATCGTAAGTGCGATCTTCATGACTTCATCTGAGCCGTAGTCAACGCTATTGAAATTGGCGCTTTCAAGGAAACAACCCTTAAAATCCCAGAGCTCAACGACGGTGCCAACTGGATCAAGCATCTTAAGCTGGCAGTCACGCTTGTAGAAGTCAGCGTAACCAGCACGGCCTGAGATTGTCTCTTGATGTGTTCTCACCCACTCCATCACCTGCTGGGCGCCGGAGGGAGCGATAGGATCGTGTAATTCTAAAGAGATTGAGCTGAATTTCATCTTACCTGCGAGGTACCGAGTTGAGTTAATCCAAGGAATCTCTTTGGTAGTGCCTGCGAATGTTGGGCGGGCTGCCTTTGAGACGAGGTAGGCGTCAATTCCCTCGATAGCAAAAACCCAGCGATGAGTGCGCTTTGGTTCAAACTTATTGGGAAGCATGTCTGTGACTGAGAGGGTCTCTGCCATTTTAGGGTTCTCCTATTTCTAACTATCTATTATGTGAGTGTTACGCCTGAATTTGTCAACTCAAAGCTTAGTGAGATGAACTCGATTGAACGTGTTGGCTGCAAGAAGATCTTGCCACGGATTGTGTTATTCTCGATATCAGCCTGTGTGGTGGTGGTTGAATCGATTACGACCTTGTAACGATCGAGACCGCCCTTTGCCTTGACTGCTGCAAGAATTGGATTGACGAGTGAGTTGAATCTATCGAGTGTTGCCTGTGTATTTGGCTCAAAGATGAGCTGATTTGCAACTGCTCTAACTTGACGTCTGATGTAGATCAGGAGTCTTCTCACATTCACACGATCAAGAGCTGATGCCTTTGAGAGCAGTGTCTTCTGGCCGTAGATGACAAGCTTTCGATCTGCATTTGATGAGATGTCAACAATTGGATTGATGCCTGCATCATATATTGTGTCAGCGAGGACACCCTGCTTGATCTGAGTTGCCGCAGATCCCACTGTTGATATCACGCCCCTGTTTGCACCTGCTGGGGCGTACCAAGGATATGCCACACGATCATTATAGGCATATGATCCCAAGACGCCAACTGTTGGTGGAACACGAACTGTTGATGTACCAAATGGGATATTAATATCTGGGAAGTAAGCTGCTGCAAATGAGCTGTTAAGACCGCGATTCTTAAATGATGTCACTGTGTTCGTGATGTTGACCACAGAGCCGTCATATGATCCTGTCAGAACGATGTTTGACTGATTTCTCTCTTCAACATCCATGAGATACAGAGCATCAAATCTGCTCTCGATTGCACGAATTGCGTAGTCAGTGATCGCACCATTTCTCATGCCTGGTATTGTGACGAGAGTCACGTCAGCGTCATCTTTGCTTCCAATAATATCAATTGCTTTACGAATTGAAGCTACTGTTGGCCCTGATGTGCCGCCTTGATTTGCAGAGTCATCAATCTCACGTTTGACTGCATCATTTGTGAAATTCGATTTATCAGAGTTGAAGATATTTGTACCATCAAATCCACCCTGAGCAAATACTAAGAACTTAGCATAAGTGCGATTTGCTGTCTCTCTTAGGTCGTCGACACTTAAAGCACGCGTCTTAGATGCTGAATCGTTGGGGATTCCGCCCTTTCTCACGTATGTAGCATTTGCCCATAGTGTGCTATCAGCTCTATTGTTTACAGCAGAAGATCCTGTGACAACTTTGACCTTTTCAAGTGTAAAGAGATTATTATTGAACAAATCAACGTCCAAAACGTTGCCACTGACTGTAGCAGCGCCCGGATTGTTATCAACGAAGAAATTCATATCTGATGGCGCAAAGTTGGGGAAGTAAAGCGTGTGGCTATCAATATAACCCAACTTGGCAGAAGTTGAGTTAAAGTCGCTCACGCTTGGAACATCAGTGAACTGAATTCCCCAGAATAGGCTATTATCAGCAACACCACCATTTGCGATGTTGTTTCGGTATGGAATGGGTGGCTCAATAGTGCGCTTGAGTGCATCTGTCTGATTTGCAGAGAAGTTAGTATTTGTTGTTGACACTGTTGTAAGAAGCGCGCTACCAGAAGTCACTAAGTGTCCGTATCCTCTATGGCCGATTGGAAGCGCAGCAACAGGAACTTCGCCTGCCAGTATCTGGCTTGACATCTCAACTCTTATGTAGGGATTGAGAACTGCATAGTCACCGTCGGTCACAATCTTCTGTGATGTGATGCCCTTGTCAAAGTCAAAATACGTATTTTGATCGCCGATTCGTCTGGCAATGTAGTTTTCAGATTCAGGATCTAATGTGAGACCTGCAAAATCAACGCCAGGAACAACTGATAGGTTGAATGTCTCACCCACAGGGTAGCTGTACAGCACAAGATCAAAAGATCCGTACGTGTTATCATCTGTCCCGGGCACGATGTTCTGTATAGAGTACACAAAGCGTGTATTTGTATACGCACCATCACCTAGTGTATGAATTCTAAAGAGATCGTACTTTGTGCCACCAAAATCTTGTGATATAAGATATGGAGTCTTTGAATGTGTGAATCTATCACTGAAGTTTTCATAGTTAGGTGTGCTTGAATCGCTTGCGTTTCTAACAAGCGAACCTGTTGTCAGGAATGCGCATGTATCTGATGCGAATGGAGAATTCAATAGACCTGTACCTGTGATTGTTGCCAGCGATGCGGGCACATCATAATAGGCATACAGATAATGTCCTTTCTGCTCAATTAGTGACGGCTCTCTGTTGATATTTGAATTGACAGCAAAGTGGTTACCACTTGCAGGATCAAATGAAGCTGTAATTACGTTCACGTCGCCTGTGTGTCCATTGAGATACATGACAAACGATGAATTTGTTAAATTCACTGATCCTGTTAGCGCGCCTGCAGGTCCTGCAGTTGTCGCTGGGGTCGACTTGCTCACTGTATTTGATACACAGACTGAGCTTGAAAGTGTGAGTGTTACACCTGATGGTGCCAATAAAACTGCTCTTAATATCGGCTGTGCTTTATTTTCACCTACGATTTGCAATCCCGCATCAGAGAAGTAAGTGCTACCTGCGCTCTCTGACATGAAGCAACCTAAGAAGTATGTCCTACCTGGAACACCATTAGAAACTGCGTATGGATTTGAAGAGACCACACCCGTGTTTTGAACTTGATTACTTCCGACCACAAAGCCTGCATTTGTGACCTGACCTGATGATGTGCTCCTTTTCTGTCCATCACCTGCGCCAAGAAGACGAATAAATGTCAATGCAGATGGAGACGCGGCATTTGAAAAATAGCTCTGTGCAGCAAGAGCACCGTAGTCTGTGCTTACAGGTGTTCCAAAGACACGATTGAAATCTCCAATTGATCCAACAGTCACAGGAATAAAAGCTGGTCCAGACTGTGCTGTGCCAATGACACCTGCAGCAGGACCAAGTGGCTGGACTGATGACACGCCAGTTAGGTCAACTTCGCCTGAGTATACACCTGGAATCATTATAATACCTCTCTAGATCTTAACTATCGATCACACAAACATTGCACTATTATCTGTCACAACGAAGTCAATTGAGATGAACTCAACAACACGTGTTGGAGTGATGATTATTCTGCCATTCAAGCGATTGGCAATATAGTCAGCCTGTGTGTTGTTAGTTTCATCAACGATAACTCTAAATCCATCAATTCCCTGCTGAGTCTGTATAAGTGAAAGCAGAGGAGTAATCTTAGCAACAAATGCAGCACGTGTTGTGGCATTATTCTGCTCAAACAAGAACGTTGTTGCTACGTTGCTGACGACACGCTTTACTTCATTTACAAGGCGTCGGACATTAACTCTATCAAGAGCTGACTTACTGATCTGGAGCGTCTTCTGTCCAAAGATGACGTAACCTGTACCAGGGAAAGATGTAATTGGATTTAATCTATTGTCATACAAGAAATCGCGGTCTGCTGAATTCAGCTTCACCGCAGTATTAGTAACAAAGCTTAGAGCACCCCTGTTAAATCCTGCCGGGGCGTACCAAGGATATGTCACTGCATCGTTGTATCCTATTGCAGCCAGTGCAGCGATTGATGCTGGCATTCTTGTATTCTTAGAAGAGCTTGCATCCTTTGCAACAATGTCTGGGAAGTAAGCTGCTACGAAGTTATTATTAATTCTTCTTGCAGTGAACTTATTGCCAGTTACTTGAACATCAGGACGAGCTGTCTGTCCATCAAAGACTCGGCTTCCATTGTAGTCATAACCTGGAATGTCCATTAAATAGATTGCAAATCCATAGTTTGCAACTAAGCTTGAGACATAGTTCGTCACTGCGGTGTCACGTGCTCCAGGAATAGCAAGAACGTTAATACTGGATGCGTATCCATTTGTTAGAATCTCAGCAGCAGCTCTATAAGCTGATACGACGTTGTTGTCGGTTCCTGTGCCAGGTGTGTAGCTGCTATTTAGTCCTATGCTAAGTGAAGAAACTGCCTTACCCCCTGTCTCACTTGACATCGACCTATCATCCATCGATGATATATCAGGATCAAGAATGTTCAGTCCGTCATACCCGCCTACAAATATGTTAGTAAACTTGGCATAATTTGTGAACTTGTTGAAGTAGATAGACGATGTAACAGCATAAAGAGAACCGAATGTAAGACGATTTCCCTCTCCTGCAGGTGTAACTGTATAATTGTTAGGATCAACCACACCGTTTCGGATGTATGCCGTCTCTAACATGTGCTGTTCAGCTGTTCCTGATATATCACTTAGAGCATTTACTAGAGTACGACCTACCAACTCATTCTTGAGAGCAACCCGAGCAAGTGTGAACTTATTGTTGCAGAATGCATCGGCCGCTGATCCTGTCAATAGGACGTCTAGTTTCTGGATTCCCAACAGCTTGCTGTATGAAGTAAGAAGAGAATTGAAAGTAGAACCATCATTTGATCTGAAGATTGCGTTAGAGACGCTGCCCGTTGTTGGCACAGCTTCTGATTTAATTCCCCAGTAGTATGATGCATCAACTAATTCTAGATTTCCTGGTTTTCCAACGTAGCCACCTGCTGAATCAACTGCATTTGAAGTGACCTTAAATCTCATTGGGACGGGTGGAACGATCGAACCTGTGTGATAAATTGTTCCTGCCGTCGTGACTGATGAAAGTCTTCTTGCAAGACTTCCACCGAATCCAGACAATGCTACAGGTGAGTCTGTGAGTGTGTCTGATGTCTTAGGAACAGGTAATCCTCTGAAACCGAACGGTAGTGCACTTGCAGGAATTTTCTTCTCATCAACCTGCGCATGCATAACGATGCGGACGCAGTTAGATTTATTCTGTCTTGTTCCCGCTCGGTATGACTTTCTCTCGCCAGGTGTTGTAGCGTCAAAATTGAAGAATGTCTTTTGATCGCCAATAAGCTTTGCGACATAAGCATCGTCATCGGGATTGAGAGTGCAATTTGGGAATTGCTCAATGATCACAGGATTCTTGTCAGTGTCGTAGAAATCTCTCACTAGAACGGTAAATGTTCCATAAGGATTTGCACTATCATTTGATTTCACAAGATCAGTGATAGAAATCTTGTATTTCTGTGATGTGTTTGCGCCGTCGTGTAGTGTCTCAAAGTAGAATAAATCGTACTCAGAAGTACCGAATGGTTGTGAGATAAAGTTTGTAGTCTTTGCAGCGCTATAACGTGTATCAAATCGACCAAATGCATCTCTGAAAGTCTGCGTGTTGTCGCCCGATGTACTTGATGCGTTGCTAGATCCAGAAACTAGACCAACTGAGCCCACATCATTTGCAACGATTGCAACCTCTTTTTCAACAGGAAAGTCTGCGTAGAGAACGTGCTCATCAATCTGAAAACGTGCAGGATCTGTGTTTAGAACTTTAGTGATGTATGCTGGGCTTGCTGGGTCAAGTGAGGCTGTTAGGATCTTGATGCCTAGTTTGCCCTCAGATGTACCGAAACCTGGTGAAGAGCTTGATATGACAAGCTTGAATTTACCAAATAAAGTTGATGATACTGCGGGATCAACTGATGCAACATCATCTGTTGTATTTGCAACTGAATAGTTTTGATTATAATCAAGAACCTGTAGTCTTGTACCAGATGATAAAAAGACCATGCCACGTACAAGATTGACGTAACTATCACCAGATGCAACAGAGAAGCTCTGATTATCAGTAAAGATGGGATAACCAATATCTGCTGATGCTGATACCCAGTGACGTGCTGTGATGTACTGCACTGCGCCGTTATATCTTGAATCGCCAGGAACGGCGGGTGAAGTTCCTTTTATAAAGAATCCTGCATTCTTTACAGTTCCCTGTCCTGCTGTCGTGCTAATATCTGATATTGTTGAATTTGCGCCACCACCCAGAACGCGCACAAATGTCAATGCTCTTCCATTTTGTAGATACTGATATGCTGCTTGCATACCGTAATTCTTTGAAGATGGATTACCGAACACCTGCTTCAATTGATCAACACTTCCAACTGTAACAGGCACAAAAGCTGGCCCAATTTCTGATGTTCCGATGACACCAACAGGGACGCCAGTCACTCCCTGGGCAGCAGGACCGGTCAAATCGATCTCTTGCTCGAAGAACCCGGGTGACTTGAAAGTTGTCTCTGCCATTAATAACTCCGACGTTGTTACCTTGTATAAGTATCTATACAATACGTCATTGTCTTAGTCTAAAGTGTCAATCTTTCTTATCTTCTGCGCAGTGAGAATTGTTTCACCCGCTTTGGGATTTCGATCTGTCACTTTTAAGTATTCTGTTTGATTCTTTCCTGAGAAAGGATTCTTGACGTTGACAATGACTCTTTCTTTTTCTTGACCACGATTTTGGACTTGACGCCCTTGTTCATTGAGAACTTCGACATCTGTGAGCGCGAATCTATCAAGTATTTGATCTGATGTCGTAGGATCTCTCTCTTCGACGAGCTGTGCATTTTGCTCCCAAATTTCAAAATTAATCTGGGGCGCACTCACAAATCGTCTAAAGGGCGAAGGTAGACCCGGATGCTCAGGGGCAAGTATGTAGCCTGGCACTTTTATATCAAAGCTGGTCTTAATAATTCTCTCATCACTTGTAAAGTCTGTAAAGTTATCTTCTGATGAGAATGTATTCTGAACAAATGCGGTAAACTTATAGCCTTTTGTAGTTGTAATTTGAAATTCTGGCGATTGACCATCAAACTTCATCATCATAGTTTCTATGATCTGATTCATTTCCTGCATATACTGCGTCCAAAAGATGACATTGTAAGTTATGCCAACAAATTTAGGATATGGAACAGTTATGAACTC